ATGACCGGTACGGATATTATACAAAAACTGACTGATCTAAAGACCAAGCGAGCTCCGTTAGAACAACATATCCGCGAATGCTATCAATATACCAACCCGATTCGCGGCATGATGTTTGGAAAAAATGCAGCCGGTTTATCAGAATCAATGATAAACAGCGCCGCTGCGGCGACCTCAAATCTTTACGACTCCACCGGTGATGATTGCGCCGGCCTTATTGCGGCAGCTCTTTTTACGTATCTGACGCCACCCAACTCCCGTTGGTTCGGGTATAAATCCGCTAAAAATAATGATCCACTCGACAAGTGGCTTGATGAAGCCTGCACGGTTGTGCATGCCGAGATTCACGCCAGCAACTATGACGCCCCAGCCTATGAGTCGATGTATGACACTGCTATCTCCGGACAGTGTGCGCTGTACGTCGAAGACGGCACCGACACCACCTTTCACTTTGAAGAATGGCCGCTGGCCAGCTGCTGGGCAGCCACCAGCAAGCGGGACGGCCTGGTTGACACGGTTTATTACCAGTTCAGCCTGACCGCACAGCAGGCGGTCAACGAATACGGAGCCGACAAGGTTTCCGACAAGATCAGCAAAACCTTAGAGAAAAAACCTTATACCCTGTTCAACTTCGTACAGGCGATTTTCCCACGTGAGAAAGAGGCTGACGGCAAGCCGCAGCGAGTCAAAGACAAGCTACTACCGTTTGCGTCATTGCACGTCGAGGTTGATTCCAAGACGGTTGTACGTGACTCCGGCTATCACGAATTTCCGGTGGTGTTTCCACGCTGGATGAAACTACCCGGTAGCGTCTATGCCCAGGGGCCGCTTTCGCGGGCCCTGCCGGACATCAAGAGTCTGAACGAAGTCAAACGTCTGGTGTTTGCCAACGCCGACATGGCCATAGCGGGCATGTGGGGGGCGGTGGATGATGGGGTTATCAATCCCAAGACCGTTCGGATCGGCGCGCGCAAGATTGTTATGATGGCCTCGAAAGATAGTTTCTTTCCCTTGCAGCCTGGTGGCAACTTTGATTTATCGATGCTGGTTACACAGGATCTGCAGAAGAGCATCCGGCGCATCATGATGGCTGATCTTCTGGAGACGAACACCGAAGGGCCAGCCAAGACCGCTACTGAATGGCACTATCGTGTCAATCTTATCCGTCAGCTGCTGGGGCCGATGTTTGGCCGGATTCAGTCTGAATATTTGATTCCGCTGGTTTGGCGCTGCTTCTGGATTGCTTTTCGTAAGGGTCTGTTGGGGGAGATGCCGCCGGAGGCTCAGGGGGATAATCTGCAGTTGCAGTTTCAGGGGCCACTGGCACGGGCTCAAAAACTAGAAGAGGTGGCCAGTATGGATCGTTATGAACAGTCGTTATTGGCTCAACATCAGGTTGCACCGACCGTGCTTGATAATTACAACATTGACGAAGCCACACGGCACCGGGCCGATTTATTAGGCGTTCCGGCCAAACTGATTGTTGATATGGAAGAGGTTAAACAGCTGCGTCAGGTGCGCGCCGATCAGGCCGCCAAGGTGCAACAGCAACAGGCACAGGCCCAGATGACGGGCAAGGCCGGACAGGCTGCGCCAGCAGTAAATCAGGTTGCAGGTATAGGAGGGATGGCGTGAGAGATTCACTACGAATGCAGGCAATTGACAACATGGTGTGGGATGAAATCTATCAGCGCGTATTTCAGCAGGATGGTGATGGTGCGGCAATCCTGGAGCAGCTTGCCGCCAAGTATCACCACGGCACCAGTCACGTTCCCGGCGATCCGTATGAGACGGCATTCAACGAAGGGGCACGCAGCGTCGTTCTTTATATCATGGGCAGGACAGGCGAAAACCTATTACGGAGGTAGACATGAATTTGCATGACGGTATCAGAACAGAAGTACGCACCCGGTTTGACGAGGTGGAAGGGTACATTGTGGAAGAGGTTATTGCCGGCACGTCGCTGCTTGCAGGTCAGACGGTGCTACCGCCCTTGCCGCAGCCACCGGGACAACCGGTGATTGTGACGCTGGCTGATGTACCGCTTTCGCTGGCACAGAAGGTGTGTGCGGCACACGGCCTGGTGGTAGTGCCGCAGTCGTTTTTAAACCAGGAGCAACTGGCAGAACTGGCAATTGATCCAGTCACGTCGGCGAGAATCACCGTCGACCCCGCACCCGCTCCTGTCGACAAGAAACCGGGTAAGCTGACTGTAGCCCAGGCGATTCGGGCGGTTAAGACGGCGACCAGCTTTGAAGAGTTGAACGCGATCACCGACAGTAACACCGGCGCTGATGTGCTGGCCGCCGCCGAAGTGCGGGCGGCAGAGCTGAAGGGGTAAGGGATGGGAGACGACCAGACAACGCTTGACGACCAGACAACCAACAGCGCCGAACAACAGACGCTATTGGCTCTGGATCCTATTACAGATGATGTACCCTTCACCGTACCGGAAAAGTTCATGGTCAAGGGGGCTGATGATCAGCCTGATTTCAAGGCAATTGCCGAGAAAATCGGGCAATCCTACAGCGCTATGGAAAAGCGGGTGGGTACCGGCGACATTCCGCCAAAATCGGCGGAGGATTACAAGTTGGAAACCTTTCTGCCGGAGGGGGTTGAACCGAATCAGGAGGTACTGAAGCCGGTCTTGAGTGAGTTCCATCGCCTGGGATTGACACAGGGACAGGTGCAGGGGGTTATGAATGTGTTCGGCAGCCAGGTTGCCGCCGGACAGGCCTCTGAGAAAGAGGGGTATGTGGCAGGAGCTGCCGCCCTCAAGAGTGCCTGGGGCGACGAGTATCAACAACGCCTGAGTGACGCTAAGGCCGGTTTGAGTGTCTATACCGCTGCTGACAAAGAGTTGGCCGCACTGCTGACCGCTCCCAAGTACGCTAACGATCCGGCTATCATCCGGCTGTTGTCGGCTGTTGGTGCCGACCTAAAAGAAGATAAGCCGGTACACGGCATGGATGGCCCGGCAGCAGATAGCATCGACGAAATCAGAACATCAAAAGCGTACCTGGATCCGAAAGAGCCGGGTCACGCTGATGCGGTTCGTAAGGTAAACGAAGCATATACCAGAGGTTACAAGGCAAACAGGGGGTAACCGAATAACACGCAATCAAGAGGAGTGTGTCGGATAATCAGTCCGCCTGCTGACCCGCTCACACTCTTCACCCCGTTTCAGCCAGGCCCGGACGGCATCCGGATAACCAGGCGCAACATGCCACCACAAGCCCGCCGGAGTGCGGACAACTTGGAATTTACAACGTAAAACTAAAAACTAACCCAAGGAGTCCACACTATGAAAACGTACAATCCTTTTAAAAACTTTACCCGTAAAGACCCGTGCGCCTGCGGTGATCAGGTACCGGCGCATTTCGTTAACAAGTTCGCTGATGATGTCACCATCTCCATGCAGCAGAATCAGAGCCGCCTGCAATCGACTGTTGTTGAAATGTGCGGCATCGTCGGTTCGTCTGCGTCGGTTGATTTTGTCGGCGTTACCGAGGCGCAGCAGGTCACTACCCGCTTCCAGGATCTGCAGGCCAACAACACACCGCACACCCGCCGCTGGGTGGATCTGTCTGATTTCGACTGGTTCGATTACATCGACAGCTTCGACAAGCTGAAGATTCTCTCCGACCCAACCAACAAGTATATCACCGGGGCTGTATCGGCCCACAACCGCCAGAAAGACCGCCTTATCATCGCCGCTCTGCAGGGTTCGGCCCGTGAGCAGACCGGCCAGGGCAACGCCGGTACCAGCCAGTATGTGGCCCTGCCTGCCGCTCAGAAGGTGGCCGTCGGTGCTACCAACATCACGCTGGCCAAGCTGCGCACGGCCATCGAGCTGATGAACATCAACGAGGCTGGCAGCCCGGAGGAAGGTGGCGAGCGCTACTTTATCTACACGGCCAACCAGCTGACCAAACTTATGGCAGACGTCACCGTTACCAGCTCGGATTACAACACGCTGCGAGCGCTGCAGAACTTCCAGGTGGATCAGTTTATGGGGATGAAGTGGATCCGGACAGAGCTTCTGCCCAAGTCCGGCAACGTCCGATACTGCTACATCTACGGCAAGCAGTACGTCACACTTGGCTGTGGCCTGGATGTCGTCAACGACGTTAGCCAGAACAAGACTAAGCGAGGCTTTCCGTATCAGGTTTACAGCATGATGAGCTATGGCGCTGTCCGTAACCAGGACAAGGGCGTGGTTGAGATTGCCTGTGACGAAACCGCATAATAACCAGGGGGCGGGTATACCTGCCCCCGTAACCATCTTTCGGAGGATTCCATGAAAACACGTTACAACCCTTTCAGACTCTTTACCCGTCAAGACCCGTGTGCCGGTGCCAACGTTTATGCGGCGGAATACACCAACTCCTATGTGACCACGCCACCGGTCAAGAACTCTGCCGCCCAGCTGGGGGGCAGAATCCGCATCTTCCGCGCTACCTACACCCAAGGGGCCAGCGTTGGAGCAGTTGGCGATATCGTTTATTTCGGCAAGCTGCCCCAGGGGGCTACGCCGGTACCAGGGGGTAAAGCCTTCTTTTCTACCGGAACAGCATCGTCAACCCTCAAAATCGGCCTGACCGGTAGCGATGCTTGCTTTGCTGCCGCCACGGCGATCACGACCGCCGGGACGTTTACACTGGATGTCTTCGCCGCTTCCGGTGCCGTACTCAAAAACAGCGGTACCACCGACCTTGAAATAATCGGCACGGTGGCCGGTGCCGGGATTGCAGCGGCACAGGTTATCACCGTCTGGCAGCCATATGTGATGAACGATTAAGACAACACCAGGGGCGGGGTAATCCCCGCCCCTGACAGGGTGGCGTATGGCGCTTATCTGGAAACATGAAAAATGGATTGAAGAAGAGATTCTGATAGATACCAATGTGCGTATCGACGGCGCTCTCTCGTGCTCCACTATGCCGAGCGGCATCCCCGCAAACGCAGGGAGTAATACTCTCCGTTTAGATAGCGTTAATGGCCTAGTTGGTGTTGGTAACGTTGATTTACGATCAAGTACGAATCCTTTCAGCGGCAGCACAATGCTATGTGACGAAACACAAGCAAGCTTATCCTCCAATGATCCAGTTAATGGTAGCGCCTCTCTAACAGCGGGATCAGGCCAGTTCAACGCAACTTGCGACGGATACGGATCGTTTATATCTAATTTAGGAGGTTTTCTGTTTTCAGGTAGTGGCTCAACGTTTGTCATAGACTCTACAAGTGTAACATGGACACTGGCCAGTGGCTTAGGTTACGCGATGCATGATGATACCGGTTTTTACCTGACAGCAACCCAAACAGTTATTGGAGATGGGACAAACAATACGGTAATCGAGGCTGACGGAACGCTGAGGTTTGACGGAGATGCTACCGTCTGGAATGACGCTTTTGTCGATGGTCTATCACTCACAGGTGGTGCAACAGATCCTCCAGTATTCGCTGCGTTCATGGGCACAATATACGGCGTCAGATTCGACGATGGCGCAACAAAATCATCTCACGGCACAATAGAGATACCGCATGACTACAAGGAAGGTACAGCCCTTGAACTCCATGTCCACTGGTCTCCAACAACAGCCAATACCGGCAACATCAGATGGGGCGTAGAGTGGACAGTCTCTGGTATTAATGGCACGTTTGGAGCAGCCACAACGTCATATATCACGCAGGCAGGAGCGGGGATCGTATCACACCATCAGGCAGTGACTATCGTTACCATCCCTGGCACCGGCAGGAAAATCAGCGATGTTGTTTGTTTCCGAGTTTTCCGAGACGGAGCCAATGCTGCGGACACGTTCACCGGCAATGCTTTTCTTCATCGTATTGCCATTCATTATATATGTGACACGGTGGGTAGCCGGCTCACAACGACAAAATAGGGGAGAGTATGGCAATCGTAAACAGCATACCAACAGTAACGATAGATTCAACAGTAGCAGGTGTTAAGAGCATCACAACGCGCATCTACAACACTATTAAACGTGACCATACGCAGGCATTCAACCAAATCTGGAACAATCCAAACTTCACAGCAAAACAGATTGTTGATGCATTTGGTACCGACGGTTTAGCACTGTTCCAGCTTTCCAGTGCTTTACAGTCGATCCTAGCAAATGCAGACCCAAACTACGTTCGCCTGGTGCCACCACTTGATTTTACGATCAACGCTGACGGGACTGTGACCATACATGAAACGGCCATACCTGCTTAATATACATCTGACCAAGGACTCTTCATGCCCAACAAACTTGACATCATTAACGCCGCGCTGGTCTCGCTGGGAGCTTCTCCGGTTCAGGATTTAAGCAGTACTACCCCTTCTGTAGCTGCGGCTGCCTTTTGGCCGATGGTTCTGCCTGCCACGCTGCGCAGCCATCCCTGGAACTTTGCCGTTACCCGTCGCACCCTGGCACCACTCGCCACCGCTCCCGATCATGGCTACAGTCAGGCCTTTCCGCTGCCGTCCGACTGGATCAGGACGCTGAGCTGCAGCGCCGATGATTTCAGGATGGAGGGGGGCAAGATCCTGTGTGATGCCACCATTCTGGAGTTGCGCTACATTGCCATGGTTGAAGATCCAGCCCGCTGGGATGGTCTCTTTTGTGAAGCCATAGCGGCACATCTGGCGGCCAAGTTGGCCTATCCGCTCACGCAATCAGCCAGTGCTCAAGAGGTCTGCTGGTCTGCCTATAAAGAGATACTGCGTCTGGCCCGCTCGGTTGACTCGCTGGAAGAGCCGACCGACGACATCGAAGAATCAAGCTTGATTACCTTGAGGCGCTAATGAGTAAAATACGTACCATACAGAGCGCCTTAAATGCCGGGGAGTTATCACCCAAACTGCGCGGGCGCACCGACATTCCGCGCTATCAGCACGGCCTGGAGCTATGCCGTAACGCCATCCCGATGGTCTGGGGCGGGGCCCAACGCACACCCGGCACCCGCTTTGTGGCGACCGCCTCCGGAAGTAGTGTTCGACTGATTGATTTTCCGGTATCGATTAACGGAGCCTTGGCCGGGTATGTCCTGGAACTGGGAGAGTTGACGCTGCGCATCCACCGTAACGGCAGTCAAATCATGAGTGGCGGTGTTCCGTACAGCATAACAACACCATATCCAGCCGCGATACTGCAAGAAATCCGCTATGCCGCCAGCGCCAACACGCTCTACCTCTTTCACCCACTCCACTTCCCCAAGCGCTTCTATCGCACAACCTCCGATACTGATTGGGTGCTGGAGGATTTGCCGCTTTACGCCGTTCCGTTCATGCGACCACCTAACAGCGAAGGGGTTATACTGAGACCATCTGCCACCAGCGGAACCATTGTTATCACCGCTAGTTATGTTTGGTTTACTGCCGATATGGTTGGATTGCAACTGCAAATTAACGGAGGTACCGTCCAAATCACAGCCATAACAGACGCACAACACGCCATATCTACAACCATAAATTCCATAACACCCAACCCGGACGCCCGCACGATTCAGGATTTGATTGTGATTGATTCGGCTGGTGTGCCAAACGGGGACTTTCCGCCTGTTTTCACATGCGCTCCGTTTACTCTGAATATAACCGCCCTGGCTAACTACACCGATACACTCCTGACGACAACTCCTGATGCGGTACTGCCTGCCGGTGTCACCGTTACCAAAACCACTGTCAAAAACCAGTTGACCGGCACAGAACAAGATTCAAATTGGAAAGAGCAGGCCTGGTCTGCGCTGCGAGGCTATCCGGCTTGCGGCACCTTTTTTGAGCAACGGCTGGTGCTGGGCGGGTCACCCACATATCCAACGTATGGCTGGGGTAGCAAATCAGGGGAACCGCTCAGCTTTACCCTGGGAACACTCGATAACGAGGCGTGGGCCTTCAATCTTTCGGCGGCAGAAACGTCACTCTTTCACCTGGTCGGTACCGACAACATATCCGTGTTTGCCGGAGACAAGGAACTGACTATGCGCGGCGGCAGCGATTCACCGATAACTCCGTCAAATGTACAGGTCAAAAGTCGTACACCGCACGGCACCAGCTTGGTACGACCGGTCAAGATTGGCGGCGAGATCTACTTTGTGCCACCTTCCGGACTGAAGTTGCGCGGCATGGTTTATCAGTTCAGTACCGACAGCTATGCCGCCCCGGATGTGGCGCTGATTGCCGAGCACCTGATTGCAGATGGTGGCGGCATACGCAGCATGGCCTATGCCCGCGAGCCGTATAACCTTTTGTGGGTGGTAACCAGTAACGGAACGTTGCTGACATTGACACTCGATAAAGAGCAGGAGGTGACCGCCTGGGCCAAGCATGGCACAGACAACGACCGCTATATGAGTTGCGTAGCGGTGGCCGGGACAGACGGGATTGATAGAGTCTGGTTTGCGGTTCAACGACTGGTGTCGGGTACCTGGCACACGTTCGTTGAGATACTTGATACAACCTTGCAGACCAACAGCAGCATAACCGCCAGCGGGACATTGACCGAGGTAACCGGCCTTGGCCACCTGGAAGGGTGTCTGGTGGACATCAAGGCCGATGGTTTTTATGGTGGCCGCGTGGCGGTAACCGGTGGAAAAGTAACACTGGCGACAACGGCCAGCAACGTTGAAGTCGGCCTGCCGTATCATACCACCATCAAAGATTTACCGCTGGAACTGGTTAACCCTGGTCAATCGATTCAGGGTGCGGCTACCGCCGTCAATAAGATACGTGTGCGCCTGCATGAGTCGGAAGGGTGTACGGTGAACGGAGAGCAGGTGCCGTTCCGACGGTTCGCCAGCGCCAACAGTCCCGTGGAGCCCTTCTCAGGTGATAAGCAGGTTTTTAATCTGGGGCGTGGTACGGATCCAGAGGGGACGCAGGTAATGATTGAACAGGATTTACCATATGCACTGACCGTGCTGGCGATCATCAAAGAGGTTAACATCAATGGTTAGCATCAGACGTCTGGACGTAGCCGACATCGAGGTCGCAGGTAACCGCGACGCGCTGTTTGAGGAGTACGCAATAGAATCATCCATCAGTGGCCTGCCGCACCCGGCTGCCCAGATGAAAACCTATGCCACACTGGAAGCCTCCGGAGTGCTGCAGACCTTTGGAGCATATTACGGCTCACTGCTGGTGGGGTTTGTGACGGTGTTGACGCATATCATGCCGCATTACGGGGTACCGATTTCGATTACGGAATCATTTTTTGTGGCCGGATCACACCGCAAAACCGGTGCTGGCTACAAGTTATTACGGGCGGCGGAACGTTACGCAAAAGATCGTGGTTCAAGCGGCCTCTTGATCAGTGCACCATCAGGCGGACGGCTGGCAGAGGTGCTTCCTAAAGCGGGGTATAAAGAAACCAATGTGGTGTACTTCAAGAGACTGGACCATGAGTGATTATAAGCTGGTTGCCTCACACAAACACTTGCCCGCCATGACCGCCGCAGAAGTCGATAAGGTACGGGAACTGGAAGCGAAGTTGGAGCAGATGCCGCAGTTGGAACTGACAACACACCACATTATTCACGGTGGTACCTATTCACGCACGGTCATGATGCCAGCCGGGTCAGCCCTGACGGGGGCACTCTTGACGATACCAACCAGCGTGATTGTGTGTGGGAGAGCGACGGTGTTTATCGGAGAGCGGACGTTGGAACTGGATGGTTATAACGTACTGCCCGCTTCGGCTGGCCGCAAGCAGGCGTTTTATGCACACACGGATGTTTGGCTTACGATGTTCTGTGCAACCGATTTGCAGACAGTGGCAGAGATTGAGGACAGCATGACCGATGAAGCCGGGCGACTTCTGTCACGCCGGGTGGCAGCGGAAAACAATCTGATTACGATCACGGGGGAATGATATGTCAGGCGTTACAACGGCAACAATAGTAGCAATTGCGGCGGTGGCCGTCTCAGCTGGTGGTGCCGCTTATTCGGCATATTCCGCCAGCGAGGCAGCCGGAGAACAGGCCGACCTGCAAGAGAAGCAGGCCGCCATGGAAAAGGCTGCAGCAGAGACCGAAGCCAACAAGATCCGCGATCGAGGCCGCCGGACGCAAGGTGCGCAAGAAGCGGCGCTGGCGGCCAGTGGTGTCAAGCTGGATGGACAAGGGAGTAGCAGTGCGCTTTTGAGTGAAACAACCAGGCTGACCGAAAGTGACGCCCTGGCGGTTATTACCGGCGGCAACAATCGCGCTACGCTGCTTAAAGGTGAAGCGGACATAAGCCGTGGCAAAGGTGATGCGGCGCTCATATCGGGCGGGCTTAACGTGGCTTCGTCTTTGATTGGTAGTTACGCCGCCTACCAAAAGAGTAATCAGAACTCACAGCAGGCCAGCCTTGTTCGTAACTCTGCAAGCACACCTACGCTTCTTGGTGGTAGTGGTCTCAAAATAGATAAAGCGTTTCAGTAGGAGGTAGGGGCGAGGCATGCCTCGCCCTACAAAATACAAACTGATTCGTTCTAATCTTCCGCTAAAAAGATTGTCTTCCCCGAATGCCTCTATCGGGGATCCAGATTTTAAGGGTTTAAAAGACTAAATTCCCGATTACTACCTCGGGAATGACAGAATGTGGAGCCAAGCGGCGAATTAGAACGAATTAGGAAATACAATACAGTCACAAATCACGGGAGCTAATATGTCGTCACCACAACCAAGCTGGTTTGAACATGTAGACCTGATGCAGGCGGCGTTAGTTTGTGCGCTGGGTTTTATTGTCTATTTTGTGCGCAATACCATGATGGATATTCAGAACACGCAGAAGCTGCTGTTTAGAAAATATGACGAGCTGCGCAACAATCACGACCAACTCTACCGTGAATTTACCGAGCTGCGCGGTCAGCATCGTGCCGTGTGCGTCAAAGGGACTAAAAATGAAGATACCTGACGCATATTTTAGTGCCGGGTTAGGTCAGCGGGTTGCACCGGTGCCGACGTTTGCGCGTCCGGATGCCTCTGGTGACGTGGCGATTGGGCAGGCCGGGGAGAGACTGGGGGCGACGATCCTGGGGGCCGCTACTGATGCGATTGAGTTTCAGGGGCGGCAGGAGCTGCAGGCGGCGAATGAATATAAAAACATCGTCCAAGATACACAGAAGAAGGTTGACGCACAGTTTGCCACAGAGCAGGAAGCGCTGAATCGTGCCACCGCGCAAGATACTTTGGTTGGTGTCAAACCGGCAACTCACGCGCTAATCAAGCAACTAAGTATTGACCCGCAGTACACACCCGACCAGCTGACAAAGGCATACACCGAGAATTCTCAGAAAATCATCGACGATTTTGCCGGTCAGCTGACTCCGGAGCAGAGGGTATACATTGATCCACATCTAAAAGATCTGCAGGCAGAGGGTTTGATAAAAATCGGAGACATCGCGTTTCAAAAAATGCGGGAGGCAACGTTAGCCAAGGTGGAGTCAAGCACTCACACCGTAGTTAACGACGAGACCCGCACGCGAGAAGATAAGCTTAAAATATTGAACACTCCCGGACGCTATGACGGTACCGGGCTTTCGGCACAGGCGGTGAGCGAAAAACTCTCCCACGCGGAGCAAACCATTGACAACAACAGCGCCGCTACCGACTTCAACGCAACCCGAGAAAACCTGGCCGACTTTCAGGCACACCGTCAAAAGCTCGAAGCAAAAGATGCCAACGGTAATTACACGTATTTGCCGGGCTGGGATCAAAAAGAGCGTCAGCAATACGTGCGTATGTCAGAGGATCGAGAAAAGAACCTGCTGAACCAGGAGAAGCAGCGCCAGGCGGCGGCACAGGCAGCAGTGAGGCAAGAAGCCAGTAATCTGGTGACGGAATACAAAGACAAGGTCAACACCGGCTGGGTACCGATCAGTGCCGCTGATTACAAATTTCAGTCCGCCGTACGCAATGCCGCCTCGCTTTCTCCTAGCCTGGCTCGTCAATACGAAACCGCCACCAGCATGACAACCGATTTAAGCAAGCGACTGGAGATGAAACAAAAAGACCGGCTCGGAATTACTGCCGCCGAAAACGGATACACGTTAGCCCCTATCAACGTTCTCGATGTAGCCGGAATCCCTAAGCAGATTGCCGGGCGCATGGCGGTTGCGCAGAAACTCGGTGTAAAGGAAATCTTTTTGGGCCCGGAGATGAAAGCAATATCAGAACAACTGGCAACATTGCCGCCGCAACAGCAAATACAGTTCATGTCCGGACTGTCCGCTCCGATGGGATCAGCGATTGCTGCGGCTACCTGGAACACCGCTGCCGAGCAAGTCCGTCAGCAGCGTCCGGATCAGGCCACCATGTTCAAACTGTTTGCCCAGGGGAAACCGGCTCAGGCGCAACTTTACTCTGAAGGGCGCGCGTATTTGAGTGGTGAAAAGAAAGATTTCCTGAAGGAGAAGTTCACCACCGTGCAGAGCGAGATCGGCGACCAGCTTAAAAAGAGCTTGGGCACCGCCTTCACGGCACTGCCGCAGACCCGCAACACGATTGATGAAGCGATTGCCACCATCTATCTGGCGACGGCACAGCGTAAAAACATTGGGCTGGACAAGGTTGATAAGGATGTGCTGGAAGGGGTTGTGCGGGATGTAGTGGGGGGCACGGTGCGCACGGGGTCAGCCTATTATGGCAGCGGAAAAACTACCGTTGCTCCGCAGGGGATGAAGCCGGATCAGTTCTTAAACAGCATCAAGGCCATTACACCCGACGATATTGCTAAACGGGGTGGCGTAATGGGCATGACCGACAGTGAAGCAGCTGCCTATATCAAAAAGATAGCCTGGCACGAAGGCAACGGTGGCTACACCTTTGTTAAAGACGGAGCTGCACTGTACGGCAAGAACGGCAAGCCCTTCACCTGGGGATGGTAATAATGATACCCCCCTGGCTGATACCCTGTTTCTCAATCGCCCTCAATCTCGGTTCGGCCTGTGTGTATCTCTATCACAACGACATGAACCGCTCTATCTACTGGTTGGCAGCAGCGGTGTTAACAACCACCGTCACATTACGACACTAAAAAGGAGCAGCAGATGAAAAACTGGAAAACAACATTGATCGGTTTCGGGGGCGCAGTGGCGATGGGGGGCGGACAGCTCTTGTCATCCGGATCACTGGACTGGAAGGCCTATATTCAGATGGCGTTTATGGCGCTGATTGGTACCTTTGCAAAAGATTTGAACGTATCCGGCGGATCGGTACAGCAGTAATATGGATTGGATGACCGACAACACCGAAGCGCAACAGCTCGATAACGATTGGGCTGCTGCGCGTCTGCACCCGGCACCCCCTGAAAAGACCGGGCTCCTGAAAGCTGCCGGAATGGGGTTTATGCGGGGTGGTGTCGAGTTGGCCAAGGGCACCGCTCTGGCCATTTCGGCGCTGGTACCGCATGAAGACGCGCCTGATGACGGCACCCGGATCCTGCCGCGTAAGGAAGATTTCTTCAAATTCATCACCGGCCCACTTGATAACGCCGAGAAGTATTGGACGCCCGATCCAGAAAGTGTCGGTATGGCCGGTCAGGTGGTTGGGGCGCTGGCCGGATTGCCGCTGCAACTGGCGGGTGGGCCGGAGTTAATGGCGCTTTCTGCCGCCATGAACAGCGGCGGGCAGCTGGTAGATCAGGGGGTGGATGCAACCACCGCCACAACAGCAGCAATCGGAGCCGGAGCGGCAAACCTTTTGATGATGAAGTTGCCGCAGGCGGGCAAGGGTTTATTACAGACTGGTGGTCTGGTGGCGCTTAACCCAATGATGGGGGCTGGTCAGGATTATCTGCTGAAAACCGGTCTGGAGGGGCAGGGGTACCAAGCGCAGGCCGACGCCATCGACCCGAGTAATCCGGTATCACGGCTGGTTGATTTGACGATGGGAGGTGTGTTTGGTGCGCTCGGGTATCACGGCAACCGTGTAATAGCCAAAACCGAAGCAGCCCAGGCGGGTGTTGCGTCACGCGCTGTAGAGTATGCCGATCTGATTAAAAAAGCGGGTGGTGAAAGCGCCATTCGTGAGCAGCTGCCGGTCGAGGTGGTTGATTCGCTGGATACCGTGGCCAGTCACCTGAAGAACCTCAAAACCAATCCGTTCAACAAAGAGGTGCTGGCCGGAACTGACAAACACCTGGCCGCACTTAAGACCGCCCTTGATGATGTCACCTCCGGACGCCCGGTGGATGTTGCCGCACACACTGAAAGCGTGTTGCAGCCGGATCACAAACCGCTGGAGCTGACCGGGCTGTTGGACAAGTTGTCAGCTCGTTTTGGTTTACCTCCGGAAGAAGAGGCGGGGGTTTCGGCATTGATTCAGGCTGTTGCCAAGACGCGCGGCATGGCGGTTGATGAATTTGTCGGAAAGTATTTTGCTGATGTGACTAATGAGAGACCGGGAGAAGGGGCGCGGGCGCTGTTTCAACGCGAAGATACGCCGCAAGTTCATGCGTTTGTTGATAAGGCGCTTGCCGATAAACGGGAGCAGGGTTCATATCCGCTGCGAGAGGTGCAACCACGAGAGGCACAAGATATTCAGCAAGCGATTGGTGTTGACGTTTCTGCATATCGTCATGAAGTCAACGGGGACGACCTTCGTCATATGATTAATCAGCATGGCGATCCGAAGATAGAAGCACGAAAAGGGCAGATTGCACTTACCGCCAAAGACCTAAAACGGATACCGGAAATAATAGACTCTTATGACAGAATAGAAGCGGGAAGCACGGGAGCAAACGGGAGACCATCAATACGGTATGTCAAACGGGATAACGGGACAACGTACTATGTCGAGGCGGTGCTTGATCAGGGTGTATTGAGCGGAAAAACAATGTGGAAGAAGCCTTCTGCAGGGGTTGATGCCGTTCCCGCCAACCATACGCCCGAAGCTGCCAGCAGCCTGGCTTCTTCCAACATTGATAACACTATCGCTCAAACAGGGTCAGAGGTCAAGCCGCTATTTCAGAACGGAAAAGGTGCCGTCTCTTTCCTCAAAGATGGCCGTGCCGTTGTTCATGCCCTGGAGAACCCTGACTTTTCTACCGTTGTCCACGAGCTGGCTCACGTCTTTTCTCAAACACTCACCCCTGCCGAAAAATTAGGCTTCGATAAATGGTTGCTCAATCACAGCAGGGGTAAAGGCGCGTGGAGCGTCAAGGATCACGAAACCTTTGCTCGTACCTGGGAAAAGTATCTGGCACGAGGTGAAGCACCCACACCAGAACTGCAGGGACTTTTTGACAAATTTAAAAGCTGGCTGGTCGATATCTACCGCAATATTGTTGGTAGTCCGCTTGAAATGAAACTGCATCCGGAAGTCAAAAAACTGTTTGACGGAATGCTGTTTAAGGAATCGTTGAACAAAGAGGTAGCGCCCGAAGTTCAGGCTGTACGTGCTGCCGGAGTGGAACATATCACCGAACACGCCGCAGATCTGCACGGCCTGGCCGGAGAGCCGGACACCACCTTTACTAAAGAGTGGGCGAAAGAGACGCCGCCGCCCACACAACAAAAGAGCCCGACTAAGCCCGCACCGGCCCAATCAGCGCCGGTACCCGCGCATATCCTGCGCGAAATCGCTCTACACACCTACGAAGACCCGGAGCTGATCAAGCGCTTTGTCGCTGATCCGACCAATGTTGCCGGGGTGCTGTCCCAGGCACTGGAAAACGAAGCCGTG